CTTATCCGGAAAAATCGGAGAAGCGGTTCCGCAACTAAAGGGATTCACGGATAGTGTTGGCAAGTTAGCCGATAAGCTGCAGAACATGAGTACGGATGAGCTCATGAATCTTGGCAAGACCGCGACAGTTCTTGCGGGAGCTGGACCGGTGATTTCGTTATTTGGATCCCAGATCGGCAATGTAAAGACAGCCGTTGAGGGATTCAGCGGAATTACAACGGGTGTTTTGTCTGAGCTCGGAAAGCTTCCGAAGGGATTCAAAAGCGCAACAAAATCGGCTGCAAATTTCCGGAAAGATTTTACGGGTAGCCTGAAAGGGCTTGGCAGTGCAATTACAGGACCGTTTCAGGTACTGACTCCGAAACTGTCAGCTACTGTCGGAAAGATCGGCAAGGTAGTTTCCGGTGTTCCGGGTAAAATTGGTGGGGCAGTTGGGAAAATCGGATCCGCGATAGCATCGAAGATTCCCAGAATTACAAGTGCTTTTTCACTGCTTGGAGATACCGCCGGTTATCTGGGGGCATGGGGCGGACAGATAGGATCTGCCCTGCAAGGCGTACTCGGAATGGTAGGCAGATTCATTCCGTCATTTGTCGGATTGATGAACTTTGGTGCAGTTGCGGCTGTTGTTGTAGCCGGTCTTGGACTGGTTTATAGTCAGTTCGGTACACAGATTGATCAGATTCTTCTTCTGGTGCAGACCAAAGGACCAGAGGTCATATCCAACTTTGGAGCCGGGATCACAGCAGCACTTCCGGGACTGATTTCATCTGGTGCAACCCTGATACTGGGATTGATGAAT